AGCGCATGCTGAACCGCGCCGGGTTCACGTCGGATGTCCGGGAAGATTACCGGGTAGATCCCGCCATTGCCGACAGTATGGCAGCCGTAGGCACAAACCTGACGCCGTCGCTGGCATGGGTGAAGGTTCCGGCCAAAGACGATGAGCCGGGCTATTCCGTCATGCTGCGGCCCGATGGCGAGGCTCCAGAGGCCGTCGCAGAGCGCATACGGGCGGCGCTGGAGGGCATGGTGCCTGCCGAGCCTGTGGTGGCCCCTGAAGCCGTCATGGCCGATCTGTGCGCCGTTTATCCGCTGATGGATGCCCACGTCGGCATGATGGCTTGGGGACGCGAGACGGGCGCGCAGGATTACGATCTCGGCCACGCGGCAAAGGACATGCGGCACGCCTTCGCCAAGGTGCTGGCGCTGACGCCTGCCGCCGAGCAAGCGGTCCTGCTGATCGGTGGCGATTACTTTCACAGCGACGACACCAGATCCGAGACGCCGGCCAACCGCCACAAGCTAGACGTTGACGGGCGGTTCTGGAAGGTTCTCGATGTCGGCATCGGCATCATCGCGGAAACCGTCCACCAGCTTTTGCAGAAGCATTCGCGCGTGCTGGTGCGTGTGCTGCGCGGCAACCATGACGTTCACTCCAGCATGACGCTGAACTTCGCGCTGGCCGAGCGCTACCGAAACGAGCCTCGGATCATGGTTGAGAAAGAGCCGCGCGACTTGTTCATGATGCAGTGGGGAAAGTGCGCGATATTCGCCCACCACGGGGACAAGGGTAAGCCCGCGCAGATGGCGCTGTATCTATCCGACGTATGCACCTTCTGGTCGCAGACGCGCCACCGCCACTATCTGACAGGCCACGTCCATCACGACCAAGCCAAGGATCTCGGGCCGCTGCGGTTTGAGAGCCTGCGCGCCTTCTGCCCGCCTGACGCTTACGCTGCCGGCATGGGCTATGGCGCGAGGCGTGCTTTGCAGTCGATCACATTCCACAAGCAGGACGGTCTAGTGCTACGCGCGCTAGATCCGATTGATCGAGATGAAAGATAAGCTGCCTATCGCATCATGGCGCGTCACGCGCGATGGCCTGCTGGTGTCGATCGGCCAGTATCACGGCGTGATACCTTTTGCCCAGTTTGGCGGCCTTGTGCTGGCTCTGGTCAGCAGGATGAAGGATCGCGAGGGGCGCGATGATGGAAAATGAGCCGTAGCGCAGTCTAATTTTCGACCAACACAAAGCCTGTGTGTTGCGCCCCTCGCGATGTTTTCTAGCGGCTCATCCTAACGCCTGCAACCGCTTTTCGTTCTGAAGCCGCTGCAAGGTGCGCTCGACCGCCGCAGGGCTGGCTGACAGTTTAACCTTGGGCTTTGTCTCGCCGTCAGCGATGTCGATCCAAACCTTGCTCTTTGGGCTGACCCGCTGCGGCGAGAACGGGTGCATCGGCAGCACGATACCGAAACGCTCACAGGCGGCTGCGATGCTAGAGCGGTGCATTCCGTAATGATTAGCTGCCAGAGTGAGATGCCAGCCGCGATCTTTCGCAGCTTGGATCATGTCGCGGGTAATTAGTCGTCTCGGCGGTGCCATTCGGCTTGGTCCTTTATTCTATTGATCTCTGCCAAGTTCTGCTTGGCCATGTACTCGATCAGTTGCATTTGTTCTTCTGTCACCCACCACGCAGGCAGCTTGACGTAGCCCGCCAGCCTCAAGGCCCTCGCTCCGGGGCTGTTGGATGGGTCACGGGGCATTGGCTACACTTCCCAAAGATGCGGCCTGCCGGGCGCTTCCGTAGTGAAAAAACCAAACGCGTTATGAAAGTCATGCAGAGCGTTGATGTAATCTCGAAGCCTCGCGTTCTCGACATTGGCCTCAGCCATGCGCTCCATCATATCAATGATGCTTTTGGCCTCCTCTGCCCGCTCGTGCAACATGATCTTGAGATCATGCTTTGCAAGCCGCTTAGAAGGTCGGTCGAAGTAGACAGGATGCGGATATGTGATGTCGCACATGATCCGCTCCATCTCGCCTTTGGTCGTTCTGTATAGTTTTAGACTGCTCATCCCTTCTCTCCCTCAATCTCGGCCAGCGTGGCGCGGGCAATCTCTCCCATGCGAAGGACAAGCCCACGCAAAGCAGAGTGAGAACACCCGTCAATCATCCCTTCTGGGTCTAGCGCATCAACCACCCGCAGCGCCTCCACCGCCTTCGCCAGCTTGGCTTCCGCAAGAATAAGCGCCTGACCATTGTTCATTCCGGCCTGCATCAAACCTTCGCACTGCTTCTCCAACTCAGCAATCCCGTTCTCCATCACGACCTGAGCCATGCGGCAGATGTTGAGGTCACGCTCCAACTCCTCAGCATAAGCCTCGGCCTCCTTGGCGTCAGCACGGGCGGCTTCGAGTTGCTCGGTTAGGGCTTCGATGCTGGACGCTGCATTTTTAAGGTCTAGGTCCATCGCGTAAATCGCAGTTGACCCCTCCTGAATGTCTTTCGCCCATCCCCGCAGCCGCTTCACCAGTTCTTCGTCACTCATGGCTCCAACTCCACGCCGATAGGCAGCGTCTCGCACTGCATTTTGTGGTCGTAGTCGAGGGTGTCGCCAACGGCTACCATAGACGCCTTGCAGGCCTCGGGCGTCATGTAGGGAATGCCGAAGGTGTCGCCATCCAGATGGCCGCTGTGTATTGTAATCCACAGTATCGTCATCGTTGCGGTCATGCCGGCACCTGCAAAAGATCGAGCATGTCCAGCGCGTAGAGATCGGTGTGCGGCAGCTTCATGGCGCGCAGTTCGTCTTCCACATCCCGCACGTCGGCATCCAGCATCTTGGCCAGTTCGTAAGAGGTGGCCGGCCCGTTGGCCAATTCCTGGCGGACACGCTCGCGCAGGGTCGTCCCGGTCGGCGTCTCTTGGCCCTCGATTGCGATCACCACCCAAGGCGTCTTTTCGCCGTGCGTCACGTTCGGCACGATCTTGGCCAGGATCTTCTGGCCGGGGCGCAGGCCGGCGTTTATCGCGTGCTTTGACGGGATGAACACGTTCTGCGTCATGTCTTCGGACAGCACACCGAAGGCCGTGCCAGTGGCCAGCACGTTAGTAACGAGCAATTCAGTTTCCATTGTTTTTCTCCATTTCTGCTAATTGTTGCTCAGCATCGCGCAGGTAGAAGCACAGGATGCCGATGTCCTCTCCTATAGCGGCGGATCTGACACCAGTTCCGTAGAGCCGTTCAAGATCGGCGATCTGTTCTTTTTTGCGGGCGATGTAGGCGCGGCATTCTTCGATGGTCATCACATGATCCCCAATCTGTCCAAGGCGGTGTATGATTTCATGTAGGCTTTAATAAGTCGGTCCACTTGCTCAAGTTTCGCATCAATGTGCGGGCTGGGCGCGCCGTCGTTGGTCAGCGTCTCGCGGTAATCCCACAGCGCCGTCAGCACGATGTGGGTGTCCATTGCTCCAAGTTTGACAGCCATCTTACCACCCCATACCGTGTCCGATGAGCAAGAGGCCGTAGCCCACTGCGAACAATGCGATGACTGCGATAGCTTCAGCGAGGACTTCTCTGATACGCATGGCTTATTTCCCTTTGTTTGCATTAATTGCGGCGATCAAGCGCAGGCGCAGTTCGGCGCGGCGCAGCAGAAACATGATCTCGCCAGTGTCGTGGTAGTTCGGGTGGTCGTCGGTGTAGTTGCGCTCAATGTCGCGGTCGATGCACTCCAGAGCCGCCTCGGCCTGCTCCAGCGTGATGAGGATGGTTGGTTCTGACATGTTGCTCTCCTAAAATGGTGGGTCTGGTTGGTCTTTGGTTGGTTTCCACTGGGGCGGCGCGTAGGCCGCCGGCTGCGGGCGGGGTGCTGGCCGGGCGATGACGCCCAGCCAATCCAGTTCATCGTCGCGTTGCTTGTGATAAAGCCAATCGCCGTAGTCTTCTTCGTAGCGGTAGCGGGTCATGCGGCCCGCCGACGAAGAGCCTCGACCCTAGCGAGCGCTGCCGCCATATCGTCGGCAATCTCAATCGTGCCGTGATCGTCGACCATAGCCACGAACGTGTCGCCAAAGCGCGAGGTGCGCTCAATCAAGCGCAGCGTGCCGCGCTCGTCGGCCAGAGCGATGGCGAGGCAGGCAGAAGAAAGAGAAACAGTCATGGGAACCTCCCGGTTCATGCGCTGCGGGGCAGGATTGCCGCGCTCTGCGCTATGTTTGCTTGATTGCTTTCCTAGTTCGTGCCACCACCATACAACCTACCGCACCGCGTGCAAGCAAAAAATTGCGCTTGACGCATCTTTTCTTTGAGCCTAAGCCTACACCACCGAAACAAGGGAGAACGCCAATGATGGCTCAAACTAAAATTAGGCTATGGTGCGCGCAGGACGGGCGCAAACTCGGATGGCTCGCAAGAAAAGTTCCCGTGGCATCTTCCAGCTTCAGCCGCTGGATGACGGGCCGCATCGTGCCGTCCGCAGTCTACCGCCACCGCATCGCGGACATCACTGGGATTGAGGATCTGCGGTTCGAAGAGGAATGGATTAGCGCGGGGTCGATAGCATGAACCGATCCGAGATCCTCGACACCGCCAAAGAGTATGTCACCAAGGACCGCGCCGGCACGCACGGCGACGCGGAGGCCAATTTCGGCCTCATAGCGGCCTACTGGAGCGCCCACCTCGGGCGCAACATCAAGTCGCACGACGTGGCGGTCATGATGACCCTGCTGAAGTTGGCACGCGCCAAGTCGAACCCGGCCCACGCGGACAACTGGATCGACGGCTGCGGATATCTGGCCTGCGGCGGGGAGATCGCTGACAAGGAGAACGACATGCAGGCCAAGATGATGGTCGGCTTGAGGGGCGAGGCTCTGTGATGAAGCTGCACGAACTCAAAGCAATCATCGACGGCTTGGTCGATGTCCACGGCGGCGACATGGAAGCGCGGTTCAAATACCGCTTCGGATCGGGCCGCACGGCGCAAGGATCGGTCACATCGTATCAGGTCAGCACGCCAATGCACGGCGACAGACAGGGCTTCGTCCGCTTCGCCATCGATCACGCACGCGGGGAGCCTGAGTGATGGCCCTCTACATCGGGATCGACCCTGGCAAGACGGGCGCCATCGCCGTCATGGACGCTGACGACATGAGCGTGCGCGTCTTCGACATGCCCGGTACTATTGAGGAGAAGCGCGCCATCCTGTCCGAGATCGGCAGCGTGAAGTGCGCTTGGATTGAGAAGCCGTTTTTCCCGAGGATGATCGGCATCAAGAACGCCGTCACCATCGCGCAGGCCTACGGTGAGATGAAGGCTTGCCTGTTCTACGCGGGCGTGCCGACGAATGAAGTGCCGCCGGCTGCTTGGAAGAAGCACTTCGGCCTGTCCACAGACAAGGACGCATCCAGAGCATACGCATCAAGCGTGTTCCCGGATCAGTCCAATCTGTGGGCGCGCAAGAAAGACGACGGGCGGGCCGAGGCGGCTTTGATTGCATACTATGCTTGGAGGAAGAAATGACCAGACGACCGTTCACCGGGCTGCCAGAGGACATGTACGCCCGAGACGACGAGCAGGACCAAAGCAACCGCGACTTCATCGTCGCAGCTTATGATAACAACATTATCAGCAGGTTGTTTTGGCCGAACTATGCGATGGCCCCGTGGCACCTGCAAATGGAGGCTGGCCACAGGATCATTAACTTTTGGCCGCATATGGAAAAGGCTCACGTCTCTGACGAGTCAAAAGTTGCATATGGGCTGCCAGACATGTTCGAGACCGTGCGCCGCGTTGAAGGCGAAACCTTTGATGACTTTGACCTAGTGGAGAGAGAGCAATGAGAACCGACCTGACCAACAAGGAATACCACGCCCACCCCGCGATCTCGTCATCCGACGTGAAAGCGGTTTACAAAACGTCGCTGGCCCACTGGAAGGGCAAGGCGCGCAAACCCAGCAGCGCCTTTGCTATGGGGTCAGCCGTCCATGCGCTTGTGCTGGAGCCGGAGAAGAAGCTGGTCCGGCGTGGGCCGGAAGATCGGCGCGGTGACAAGTGGAAGAAAGCCCAGCTTGAGGCCGATCTGGATGGCGTCATCCTGCTGCCCGAGGGCGACTTCGATCTGGCCGCGCGCATTGCCGATGCCGCCAAAGCCCACCCGGTCGTCGAACAGTATCTCGGCGATCCGACCTTCGTGGCCGAGGCCAGCTTCTTCGGCATCGACCCGGCCACAGGCACCGAGATCAAATGCAGGCCCGACGGCTACCTGCCGGACTATGGCATTGTGTTCGATCTGAAGACCACCACCGACGCCAGCCCCGACGGCTTCCCGCGTGAACTGCGGAAGTATGCGTATGACGTGCAGGCCGCCTTTTACCTGCGCGCCCTGCGTGCCGCTGGCTACAAAGCCGAGACGTTCATGTTCATCGCGGTCGAAAAGGAGGCGCCCTTTGCTGTCGGCGTCCACGCCCTCACCGACCGCTATCTGGACCACGCCGACATGATCGTGACCCAGACCCTCCAAAAGATCAGCAACGCCGCCGCAGTTTCTGACTTCACAACGGGCTGGCCACTGATTAACCATATCGATCTGCCACGCTGGCAGGCCGAGACCACCGAAGATGACATCTTCACCGAAACCGTAGACTTCTGAGACCAACGCCAAGAGGAGCAAACCAATGGCTATCAACGATGACTTCCACAAGGTTCTCGCCAAGAACGTGACCCTTCAGTATCCCAAGCTCAATAGCTGTTACCGCTTTAACACCCAAAAGCAGGCCAGCGAACCCTGCGCGCCCACCGCATCCAACGCGGCCTGGAGCGTGGCATTCGACATGCCCAAAGAGCAGGCCAAGCCTCTCTACGAAGAACTGCGCGCCCACTATGAGGCCTGCCGTTCGCGCAACAGCAAGATGCCACAGTTCTCCAAGGTCTTCGGCATGAAGAAGCTGAAGGACGAGCATGGCAACGAAACCGGGATCGTGCAGTTCTCCGCCAAGCGCAACGGCATGAAGAAAGACGGCACGCCCAACAAGGCACCAACCGTCATCGACGGGCAGAAGCAGCCGCTGGCCGATCTGGCATTCTGGGGCGGCTCTAAAGGCACCGTGCGCGCTTGGGCCGTCGCTGTGATTGATCCCGATGGCAACGGCGGCATCTCCCTCCTGCTAGACGCGGTGCAGGTCACAGAAGCCCGCTACGGCGACGGCGGCATGGATGATTTCGACACCGTCGAAAGCAAGGCCGATCCGTTTGAGCAGGCCCGCAAGCCGCTGGATGACGCCAAGCGCGAAAGCATCAAGCAGGAACTGGACGACGAGATCCCGTTCTGACAATAAAAAGAACCCCGGCGTGAGACCAACGCGCCGGGGTTCAGTTAAGGCAGGCGGAACCGAGGGAGGAGCAGGTTCCAGATGTGTGAGAGCAACCCAACACAAGGAATACTTTAATGCAGTCTATATCTGGTGGCAAGTGTCGCGGTGGCCACAATGTCTGACATCCGCTTTTTGACAGCCCCCGGCTCTTTTCACACGCTCATCGATAAGCCCGGCCAGGTTTATCCGGGCATCTCTTGGGCCGACATTGCCAAGATGGTCTCGACGCCCCAAGCGAAAGAAAAGATCGACGCAGACTTTTTCATTCCCTCAACCTACCGCGAACACGACGGCAGATCCCACGAAGCCCAGCGCGAGCGTGGCGCCTTCCGCATGCTGGCCCTCGACATCGACAAGGGCAACCCCAGCTTGGACGACGTGCTGGCCGCCGTGGAGGCTGTCTGCGGGCCTGTCAGCCTGCTGGCCTACTCATCCTCCGGCGCGACCCCAGAGAACCGCAAATGGCGCGTCCTACTGCCCCTCGCCGGCGCTCTGTCAGGCGCTGACTATGAGTTGGCCCAGACCGCCCTCTTCGATCTGCTGCATGCCAATGGCATACACCCCGACGGCGCTTTGGCGCGCTGCGGGCAGCCGATCTACTTGCCGAACGTACCTCTGGCCAAGCGCAACCCAGATCTCACCCCGATCTTCTACCAGCACCGCATCATCCGGGCCGGCACGCTGCGTCTGGATGCCGACAGCGCCATCCGTCAAGAAATTGACAGAAGGCTGGAACAGTACCGCCTCGCCGCCGAGCAGGCCGACCGGGCGCGTGCCGACCGTGAGCGCCAGCGTGCCGAGCGCCGGCAGAAGTTCCCCGATCAGGTCAGCCCGGTCGATGCCTTCAACGCTGACCACACCATCGAGGATCTGTTCGCCCGCTACCAATACGAGCGGCGCGGATCTTCCCAGCATTATCGTTCTCGGTATCAAACGTCGCCCAGCTTCGCCACGCAGAACTTCTTATCGCATTGGGTAAGCCTGTCTGGATCCGACGCAGCCGCTGGCATCGGCAGGTCGAAATCGCTGGGCGAAAATTCCTTCTGCTGGGGTGATGCATGGGACCTTTATGTGCATTTTGAGCATGACGGGGATTTCGACAAAGCCGTGCGCGCCTATGGCCTGGAGATCAGCCCGGCCAAAGCCGAGATCGACGTGCCAGAGAACGGCATGGATGATTTCGACTATGTGGCCCCACAGGCCGCGCAGGAGGCACCTGCCAGCGCACAGGCCGATGACATAGACCTCGACAGCTTCGACACCCCAGACGCCCCCGAGGCGGCCCCGGATTGGCCCACGCTCTACGATATGTTCGACGAGGCCAGCATCGAACCGCGCCGCTGGATATACGCCCACCACTATCTGCGATCCTTCGTCAGCGTGCTGGCATCGGCAGGCGGCATCGGGAAGACCTCGCTCCAGATCGTGGAGGCGCTGGCCATCGTGACAGGCAGGCCGCTGCTGGGCGAGGAAGTCAAAGAGCGCACAAACGTCTGGCTGGTCAATCTGGAAGATCCGCTGTCTGAGATCCAGCGCCGCGTTCTCGCTGCAATGCGGCATTACGGGATCAAGCCCGCCGAGGTCGAGGGCCGCCTGTTCGTCAACGCGGGCCGAGACTTCAGCCTGAAGTTCGGCATCCAAACCCGCGAAGGCGTGCTGCCCAATACCAAGCTGGTCGAATACCTGTGCGCCAAGATCCCCGAAAAGCAGATCGGCTGCGTGTTCATCGATCCCTTCGTTGGCGCCCACAACATCAACGAGAACGACAACATGGCCGTGAACGCCATTGTGGCAGAAATAAGGCGCGTGGCTGACGAGACCAAGTGCGCCATCGGGCTGGTCCATCACATCCGCAAGGGCAACGGCGAGGATGCCAGCATCGACAGCGTGCGTGGTGCAGGCAGCCTGATCGGGGCGGCCCGTGCGGCGCGCGTGGTCAACCGCATGTCAGCCGACGACGCTGCCAAGTTGGGCATTGATGAGAACGAGGCGCGCAGCATCATGCGCGTTGATGATGGCAAGGCCAACCTGGCCCCGCCAGCAGCAGCCGCTGTCTACCGCAAGATGGAAGGCGTCAAGATCGACAACGGCGAATGGATCGGCGTATGCGTCCCGTACACGCTGCCAGACGCATTCGACGGCATCAGCGCCAAGGATGCCAAGGCGGCCCAGAAGATCGTCGCCGATGCCCACACAAGCGACGAGCCGCTGCGCGAAAGCCAACAGTCTAAAAAATGGGTGGGCGTCCCGATAGCAGACATGCTGGGCATCGACATCACCGAGAAGAAAGGCAAGGCCAAAGTCTCGTCCATCATCAAGACATGGATCAAGACAAACGTGCTGGCCGTCGAGCGGATCACAGACCCGAGGCAGGCCAGAGAAGTGGCCGTCGTGGTCGTCGGAGAGTGGATCAGCCATGACGAAGTGTGATAAAAATAATTGCTCATGCGTCAATTTTATTATTGCATCGCGCGCAGCAGGATGTATGGTGGTCCTACGAACTAGCAAACAAGGATGAACAAGATGACCACCGGCCTCGAAAAACTGATCCGCGACTTCCTCGCCACTGACCTGATCTCAATCACCCGCAACTACTATACCGGCACCTACATGGTGGAGTACCGCTCCTGCGGTCGCATCGTTGACTGCGAGGCATTGGAACTGGGCCGCCGCATCATGCGCCACAAGCGCGACATGCGCGCGATGGACGCACGCATTGCGGCCCGCCGCGCCGCATAACCCAGAACACCAACAAGGAGACCACCATGACCGTCATCGAAACCAAAACCACCGAAACGCGCGATAGCTGGGGTCACCCCGGCGTCGCCACCTATGAGCGCCTGACCGAGTGGAACGAGCATGGCTGGGCCACCGTGCGCATGAGCGACACGTCCTCCGGCCACGGCTGGCAGGGCGGAAAGCACAAGTCTGCATGGGACAAACTGTGATAAATATGCAACCTCACCTAGAGCCTCACAGGTGAGGAAAGGTGAGGAAAGGTGAGGTAAAACACCCTTCCTCCTCACCCCACCCCCTAAAGGGGGTGAGGGGTGAGGAGGTGAAGGTGTTG